AAATTTAAAACAAAATATTGTAAACATTGATAACTCTTTAGATAAAGTTTCTAAATTAAATGGTGTTTATTACAACTGGACAAAAGAAGCTTTAGAAAAAAATAAACATCTAGTTGATGAAAAAGAAGTTGGTGTAATCGCACAAGATGTAGAAGCAGTTTTACCTGAACTTGTAGCAACTAGAGAAGACGGCTCTAAAGCAGTTAGATATGAAAGACTTTGTGCAGTATTAATTGAATCTATTAAAGAACTTAAAAAAGAAATAGAGGAACTTAAAAAATAATGAAGTTTAATTTTGATAAAAAAGAATACGATACAGATGATTTATCTCCACAAGCAAAACTTTGTGTAGAAAAATTACAAAATATTATTGTTCAAAAACAACAAATTTCAATGCAGTTAAATGATTTAACAGTATTACAAGTACATTATTCTGATTTATTAAAAAAAGAATTACCTACAGAAGAAAAAGAAGAACAAAAAACAGGAGCCTAGAATATGGCTTTTGCTATTAATACATTTTCCGAAGCGCCTTTTTCGGCTGAACCATCTGATGTTACAGTTGTAGTTTCTGGTATTCAATCTACAGTAAGTTTAGGATCAATAGTAGTTGTTGGAGAACTAGGGGTTAATGTACCATTAACTGGACAATTATTATCTGTAACTAATATTACATCTTTTGAAGACACTTTAACAACGTTTGCTGAAACATCTTTTTCTACAGAAAGTCCAAACACAATTTCACCTATTAATATTATTACTACAGGAACTGCAGATGTTGCAGTAACAGGAACTTCTTTGACAACATTTATTGGGGAAGAGGCTCCAACCGGTAATGCCAATGTTCCTGTAACTGGACTTGTTTTGACACCGTCTGCAGGCACAGTTGAAGCTTTTTCTTTAATTGAGGTACCTGTAACTGGTATAAATTTAACATCTCAAATAGGAGATGAAATTATTACTGCAGACGCTAATATACAAATCACTGGAAACAATTTAAATTCAGAAATCGGTCAGGTAGATCCATCTCCTGATGCAGTGGTAACTGGAATAGGAATGACTGCTACTGTTGGAGTGGGAAGTGTAGTTGTTGGAACAGCAGGCATTGACGTCACAGGCATTTCATTAACAGCAGGAATTGGAAGTTTAGCTGTAGCAGCAGATGCTAATGTGTCTATAACAGGAAATCCTTTATCAATATTTATTGGAGAGGAAGATGTAGAGGCTAACGCTAATGTACAAGTTTCTGGAGTTTCTTTAAATTTCGCAATAGATAATGTTTCAGTCACTGGAACTGGTAATGTAACTGCAACAGGGGTATCTGCTACATTAACTCAAGGAACAGTAATTTTAGATGCAAATTCTTTAGTAGATGTAACTGGAGAGCAGCTATCAACTGCTGTCGGTCAAGTAGAAGCGGATGATGCAAGTGCTGAAGTAACAGGTGTATCTGCTACTATTTCAACAGGATCTGTAAATGTTACACCTTGGTCTCAAATAAATCCTGGCGTTACCAATGTCTGGACAGAGGTTGATAAAGCAGCTTAACAAGGATATAATAAAATAACTTAACAAGGATTTGATAAAACTATGCCATCAAGTTATTCAGAATTAGGTTTAGAGCTTATGGTAACAGGGGAAAACTCTGGGACTTGGGGTGATAAAACTAATACAAATTTAAATTTAGTACAGCAAGCAATTGCTGGATACCAAGAAGTATCTATCGCAGGAGGAGCTCAAACAACTGCTCTTGCTATGACTGATGCAACTTTGTCTAATGCTAGAAATGCTGTAATTAAATTTACAGGAACAATTACAGGTAATCAAATAGTTACTATTCCAGATTCAGTAGAAAAAACATACACACTTATAAATGGTACAACAGGAGCTTTTACAGTAGAGTTTAGAACTGTTTCAGGAACAGGCTTTACATTTTCAACCACAGAAAAAAATGCAGTTATAGTTTATTCTGATGGAACTAATGTTGTAGAAATTACAAATCAATTAGCAGGTTTGATTGTAGGAACAGATATTCAAGCTTACGATGCAGGTCTTACAGATATTGCAGGTTTAGCAGTTACTGATGGAAATGTAATTGTTGGTAATGGTACTAACTGGGTTGCGGAAACAGGAGCAACTGCAAGAACTTCACTTGGAGTTGGAACTACAGACGATGTACAGTTTGATTCATTTGGAGTTGGAACTGCTGCATCTGGAACTACTGGACAAATTAGAGCAACCGATGATGTTACAGCTTTCTATTCTTCAGATGCCATTTTAAAAGAAAATGTTGTAAATATTCCAGATCCATTAGAAGCATTGAAAAAATTAAATGGTGTATTATTTGATTGGAAAGAAGACTGGATTAAAAAACAAGGTGGCGAAGATGGTTATTTTGTTAGAAAAAAAGATGTTGGGGTAATTGCTCAAGAGGTAGAAAAAGTATTACCTGAAGCTGTTGCTCAAAGAAAAGATGGTATTAAAGCTGTTAAATACGATAGGCTTACATGTTTATTAATTGAAGCAGTTAAGGTATTATCAGAGAAAGTAGAAAAATTAAGTAAGGAGAAACTATAATGACTGTTCCTAGCACGAACGTTGGTATGTCTAACATTCAAACTGAATTTGGTGGAACTAATCCAATTTCATTATCTGAATATTATTTAGGAGGTCCTGCTGGTGTTAGTCCAGCTACTCCTGCACCAAACGGGCCTATCCCTTCAAGTGGACAAATTTCTATAGGTCAATTTAGAGGAGCGGAAAAAGTAGTATTTACAGTTGCTACTGGTGGTAGCATAACAACAGATGGTGATTACAAAATACATACATTTAACTCTGGCGGAACTTTCAGTGTAAGTACAGTTGGAACTGATGCTTCTGCAACTTATTTACTAATAGCTGGCGGTGGTGGCGGTGGAGACCGTAATGGTCACGGAGCTGGTGGAGGTGCTGGAGGATATGTTGAAGGAACTATTCCCACATTATCAGTAACATCTTATCCAATAACAATTGGTACTGGTGGCGGCGGTAGAGGAAACCCTGATGGCTATGGATCAGATGGAGGAAATTCAAATACACCTTTTGCTACTGCAAACGGTGGCGGTGGTGGAGCAGGCCCTGCTGGAGGTAGATCTGGAGGATCTGGTGGTGGAGGCTCTGCTAACGCAGCACCAGGCGGAAGTGCTACCCAAGGAAACCCACCTACTGGAACAGGTTACGGAAATCCAGGGGGAGGTGCCAACGGTACTAACGAAAGATCAGGTGGTGGCGGAGGTGCTGGACAAGCAGGAACTACCGTATCAGGTAATACAGGCCCTGGAGGCCCTGGAGGAAACGGAAGACAAAGTTCAATAACAGGTAGTGCTACTTACCGAGCAGGTGGTGGTGGTGGTGCAGCATTTGCTCGCCCTGCTGGAACTGGCGGATTAGGTGGCGGTGGAAACTCAGCAACGTTTCCTGGAACTGGTCAAGCTGGAACAGCAAACACTGGTGGCGGTGGCGGAGGTCAGGCTGATGGAAGCCCTAACCCTGGAGGAGGATCTGGTGTATGTATCATCAGATATAAGTTTCAATAATGGCAATAATTATAATGGCAGATTTGGATATTAATAAAAAAGTAGTTAATATCATTGACTGCTCTGATAGTATTAGACCATCACCAGGACATGTATATGCAGAAGCATGGTGTGAAGAACATCAAACTCATGAGGAAGGTGGAGTATCTTGGAAAGAAGGTGCATTAGAGCCAGGAGGTTTTAGAAAAAATAGACCTGTTATTGGTATAAATTATGATCCTCAAAGAGATGCATTTATTGAAGATCAACCTTTTACTGATTGGATTTTAAACGAAACAACTTGTATATGGGAGCCTCCATCTCCTAGACCTAATAATATGATAGATGGTAATTACTATTCTTGGCAATGGAGCACTGCAAATTCTTATTGGTTTACGCCTTATGGTGAAGAAGCCGATGCAACTCATTACTGGGATAACGTAAATTCTGTTTTAGTACCTATTGCATAGTTTTTAAAAGTTGATATATCTTTTTTAAAGATATGAACTTATTTTATAATTTTTGGTATTTTCAAAACGGTCTACCTAAATCACTTTGTAATGAAATAATTAAATTTGCTAAATCTAAAAAAGCAAAAACTGCCGTAACAGGTAAATATGCTAATAAAAAATTAACTAAAAAAGAAAAGCTAGATTTAAAAAAAACTAGAAATTCTAATGTAGTTTGGTTAAATGAAAATTGGATATATAAAGAAATAGCCCCTTTTATTAACACAGCTAATTACAACGCGGGTTGGAATTTTGAACATTCTCTTTTTGAAGAAGCTCAATTTACAATTTATAATAAGAATCAACATTATGACTGGCATGTAGATGCAGAAAAAGTACCATGGCCTCAAGAAAAAGGTTACTTACATGGTAAAATTAGAAAATTATCATGTACGGTTTTATTAAACGATCCCTCTGAATATGAAGGAGGAGAATTTGAATTTGATTATAGAAATTTAGAAAATAAAAGCTCTAATACAGAAATTGTTAAAGAATTAGACAGGCAGGGATCAATCGTAGTATTTCCTTCTTTTGTTTATCATAGAGTAAAACCTGTTACAAAAGGAACACGATATAGTTTAGTTATTTGGATAAATGGAGAACCTTTTAGATAATGTTTAAAAAAAATGGATATACGGTAGTTAAAAACGTAATTAGTAAAGATTTAGCTAATTTTTTAAATAGTTATTTTTTGTTAAAAAAACAATTATGTAATTTTTTAAATGAAAGAAATGAACTATCTCCTTTTGATAGTTCTTATGGAAATTTTACAGATAAACAAGTACCTGGTTCTTATTCTCATTACGCGGATATTACTTTTGAAAATTTATTAATACAATTAAAACCTTTAACTGAAAAAAATACAGGTTTAAAATTAATTGAAAATTATTCGTATGCAAGAATATATATAGAAAATAATGAATTAAAAAGACATAAAGATAGAAGAAGCTGTGAGATATCTACGACCTTAAATTTGGGAGGAGATAACTGGCCTATATATTTAGATCCAACAGGAAAGACAAATAATAAAGGTATTGAAATAAATTTAAATCCTGGAGATATGTTAATTTATAGAGGATGTGATCTTGAGCATTGGAGAGAACCTTTTACTGGTAAAACGTGTAGTCAAGTTTTTTTACATTATAATGATATTTCAAATAAAGACTTTATTAAATATGATAATAGACCTATGTTAGGTCTTTCAACAAGATATAAAAATGATTGAAGTATTTGATAACTTACTTACTAAAAAACAAAAAGATGAAGTATTAGACATGCATTTGCATGAATATTTTCCTTGGTATTTATGTTCTAAAGGATTTGGAACTTCTCAAGAAGAATACCATAAAAAAATTAAAGACAAACATTGTTATGAATATACTCAGTTTGTACATACTTACATAGCTGATGGAGTTATAAAATCAAATTTATTTAAAGAAATAGAAAAAGTATTTAATCATTTTATATATAAAACAAAACAAAAAGTTAAAAAACTTCATAGAATAAAATCAAATTATCAACCTATGTATCTATACGATAAAACTAAAATGTATAATACTCCTCATACTGATTATGCTCTTCCTCATAGAACTATGCTATATTATATAAATGATTCGGATGGGTGTACGTTCTTTTTCGAAAACAATAAAATTATAAAAAAAGTTGAACCTAAAAAAGGAAGATTAGTTTTATTTGATGGTTTAATTAAGCATGCAGGGTGTCACCCCAAGAAAAATAAAAATAGAATTGTTTTAAATATAAATTATGAATAAGTTTCAAATCGTAGATAATTTTTTAGAGGTAGATCAGTATAAATATTTACATGATTTAATGACGAATGATGCTTTTCCTTGGTTTTATCAACCAGAAATTAATTATAATCATACTGATAAAAAAGATTTAACTTGTTACTTTACTCATACTTTTTATAATGGTTATCAACCTAATAGTAATTTTTATGATGATGTAAAAGTTTTTGTTAATAAATTAGAAATGAAAGCAATTATTAGAATTAAAGGAAACTGTTATCCAAGAACACATAAAATTGAACAGCATAAAGATCATGTAGATTATCCGTATGAACATAGAGCAGCTATATATTATATCAACGATTGTAATGGTTTTACTATTTTAGAAGATGGTAAAAAAATACAATCAAAAGCAAATAGACTTTTATTATTTGAAGGTCATAAAGTACATAGAAGTACAAGCACAACTAACGCAAAAGCTAGATTTAATATTAATTTTAATTTCTTTGTATGAAACAAATAAGTTATACATTTAAATATTGGGGACCTTTTTTATTTTGTACAAACGTTAGCGAAGACACTATTAAAAGTGTAAAAAAAATATTAAATAAAAAAATATTTCATAACGAACATTTAGCAGGTCATATTGAAGAAGAATTTAGAATAGATGAAAAATCGTTTTCTTTAATAATGAAAGATTATTTTAATGCGTTTTTTGAAGAATCAAAAATGTTTTACGGAAGAGAAATATGTAAACAATATACATGTGAATCAGCATGGGTAAACTATATGAAACCTGGAGAATTCAATCCCCCACATACTCATGATGGAGATTTTTCTTGTGTTCTTTATATAGACATCCCTAAAAAATTAATTGAAGAAAATAAAAAATTTAAAGGAAGATCAGCTGGCCCTGGTGCAATTAGATTTGATTATGGAGAAGAAGGGAAATTTATAACTTCTACTTATTCTTTATTTCCAAAACAAAATGATTTTTATATGTTTCCTGCAACTTTAAAACATTGCGTTTTTCCTTATACTTCAAATTGTAAAAGAGTATCAGTATCTGCAAATATAAAATGTGTATAGTTTATGAAAACATTTATAAACTATTTAACAGATGTTAATTACCCTACTGAGGAACAAAGAAAAAATGAAGTATGGGATATAGAAGGAAGACTTAAAAATGGAAATCAAATTTTTAAATTTGATATTAGACCTTTAAACCCTATAGAAAATAGATTAGAAAAAATAGGATACTTTAAGTCCAAAGCAGATAAAATGGTATTCGAAGCTGAAAAAGAATGGATTTTATTTGATTTAGAGGAGTTACATGAATATATCAAATCTAGTAATAAAAAAGATTTTAATATACATGAATTAATAGACACGCTATCTTGGAATTTGATATTAAATAAGTAATATAAGTCTGTCTATACTATGGACGTATTTTATTGTAAAATAGGCTATGGCTTTAACAAAAATACCTTTTAGACCTGGATTTAACAAACAATTAACAGATACACAGAATGAAAATAACTGGGTAGATGGAGATAATGTACGATTTAGAACAGGCCAGCCTGAAAAAATTGGTGGTTGGGTTCAGTTAAATACAGAAACCCTTATAGGTTCAGCGAGAGCCCAACTAACATGGTATGATTTAGATGGTAGAAAATATGCAGCTGTAGGAACTAATAGATGTTTATATATTTATTATGCTAGTCAATTTTATGATATTACTCCAATAGATCCAGACCGCCAACAAACCGGAGCTGACATTACTACTACAAATGGATCCACAACCGTTACTATAACAACAACTGCAGCGCATGATTTAGATATTGGAGATATTATTACTTTTGAAAATGCAGGATCATTTACAGGAGGTCAAACCGATTATACCGCAACAGATTTTGATGATGTTTTATTTGAAGTAAAAACAATTCCTACCACAACAACTTTTACTATAGAAATGCCCACAGCGGAAACAGGAACAGGGGCCACGAATGATGGTACACTTGATCCTTTACCTTACATACGAATAGGTCCTTTAGTTCAATCAGGAGGTTTTGGATGGGGAGCAAGTACATGGGGAGCCGAAACATGGGGTACCCCTAGATCAAGCACCAATACATTAATTGATCCTGGTTTTTGGTCTCTTGATAACTTTGGTCAAATTTTAATAGCAACTGTTCATAATGGTAGAACTTTTCAATGG